GGCGTTTGACGGCCTCCACGTCCATCGACTCGGGTTGCAGCCGGCCGAGCGGGCAGCGGTAGCGAGGGGTCGGGATGTCCATCTCACGCCTCCTGCGCCGCGTCGTGATGCTGGATGGCCCAGTGCAGCAGGGCCAGCGCGTCGGCTTCGTTGTCGTCGGTGGGCAGGTAGCCGCGCGCGCGCATGGCCGCCATCATCTCGTCCTTGCTCGCATTGCCCTTACCGGTGACGTGCTTCTTGATCGTGCCCACCGGCACGCCCTGGTAGGGGACGCCGTGGTGCTCGCACCAGGCCGTGAGCGTGGCGAGGAACCCGCCGTAGGCGTGCGCGGCATCGGTGGAGGCGTGGCGGCGCACTTCCTCGAAGACCAGCGCGTCGATCCCGTCGGCGTGGGCCTTCAGCTCGGTGAGCCAGCCCTTGAAGCGCAGGAAACGCATGCCGCCGCCTTCGAAGCGTCGGGGCTTGAAGGATTGGCTGCCGCTGGTGATGCGGCCCGTGCGGTCGCGCAGCGCCCAGCCGGTGGTGGTGCCCAGGTCCAGGGCCAGGATCGTGGTGTGCATGGTGTCAGTCCTCGTTCGGTGGGGACTGACGCATCCGACGCACGATATCGATAGTTCCCGTGAGGCGCGCGCACGCGCGCGCGCGTAGAGACTTACGATGGACAGCGTCAGATGCGTCAGTCCTGTCGGTGGTCACGGGCGTTCAGTCGTCGGCATAGGGGGTGTAGGCGGGCTGCATCGGGTGCTTGAGACCCACGCCACGGAAGCCCCGGATGCCGGCGGCGTTGCGCCATTTCTCGACGCCGCGGGTGATCAAGAGGTCGGAGAAGCGGCGCTGTGAGCCGACGAACTCGCCGGCGGCCTCCGCCCACTGCTTCCAGTCGGTGAACAGTTCGGCGGTCAGTGACTTGGCATTGGCCTCGCGCACGCAGCGCTCCTCCAGCCAGCGGCCCAGCGCGTCCTCGGCTTCGAAGTACTCCTCAGTGGCGGCCACGACCTGCGGCGGCGGATCGAGCCGGCCTAGGCGCTGCCAGGCCAGGCACCCTTCCAGCGCCCAGGCCAGGATGCCGTCTCGCTCGGCCAGCAACTTCTGCTGCAGGTGTTTGTCGCGCCGCTCGGGCGGCACGGTGATCGTGAAGGGGATCAGGTGCAGCCTCCGCTTCATCGCCTCGTCGATGTTGCGGATGGCGGGCTTGTGGTTGCCGGCGACGAAAAGCTTGAACTGCGGCCAGAACTCGAAGAAGTCCTGCCGCATGAAGCGCGCGGAGATCTTGTCGCCGCCCGTGAGGCTCTTGACCTTGGATTCGGCCCAGCGCCGCCCTTGCTCGGTCTCGATGGAGGAGACGAAGCGCGCCCCGCGCAGGCCCGCCATGTCGGTTGGATGCCGGTCGCTGCGCGTCTCCATGAAGGTGTCCATCGGCGCGCTGGCGGCGTAGTCGCCGAGGATCGTGGCCAGGGTGTTCACGAACACCGACTTGCCGTTGGCGCCGGTGCCATAGAGGAAGAACAGCGCATGCTCCTGGGTCGAGCCGGTCAGGCAGTAGCCGCTGACGCGCTGCAAATAGGCTTGCAGGTCCGCGTCGCCGCCGGTGACTTCGGCAAGGAAGCGCCGCCAGGTCGGGCAGTCGCCGCCGGGCGTGGCGGTGGTGATCTTGGTCATGCGGTCGGCGCGGTCGTGTGCGCGCAGGCGGCCCGTCCTGAGGTCGACCACGCCGCCTGGGGTGTTGAGCAGCCAGGGATCGGCGTCCCACTCGGCGGTGGTCGCGGCGTGGCGTCGGTCTGCGCGAGCCAGGCGTTCGACGCCGCCGACGGTGCCGGAGGTGGCCAGCTTGGCCGCCAGCTTGGGGTTGTCGGCCTGGAGGGCCGCGTGTCGGCAGACACCGCGGATCAAGTCGGTGGCCGCCAGCGTTTCCTCGTTGCGCCAGCGCCGACCGTCCCACACCAACCAGCGGCCCCAGGCCGCCACGTAGCGCCAGTCGCGGTGGTAGCGCCGGGTGAAGGCCAGCGCCAGGGCATCTTCGGTGCCCCACACCGATTCATCCGCGCCGATCACCGGCTCGCCGGGGTCCGCAATGTCATGCACCTGCACACGCGGACCGTGGGCGAGGAAGGCCGCGACGTCGAAGCCCTCGGCCACCGCATCGGCCGCGTCCCAGCCCTCGGCGGCATCCTCGGGTGGGTAGAGGATGTGGCAGGACTTGGCGCCGGCCGACAGAATCGCCTGGGCCGCCTGCACGGCGTACTCCCAGCCCGGCTTGTCGCGGTCGGGCCAGATCAGCACCGCCTTGCCCGCCAGCGGCGACCAGTCGGTCTTGTCCACCGGGGCGTTGGCCCCGTGCATCGCGGTGGTGGCCACGATCCCGATCTCGATCAAGGCCTGGGCGCATTTCTCGCCCTCGACCAGCACGACCTGGGCGGCGTCCTGGATCCCCGGCTGGTTGTACAGCGGCCGCGGCTCGGGCGGGGCTTTTCTGCGGCGGCGCGCGTCCCAGGGCCGGAATTCCTTCTTGCGCCCGGGCGGGTCGTAGCGGTAGACCACGGCGATGAGGCGCCCTTGTGCGTCGAGGTAGTCCCACTTGGCGGTGGCCGGGCCGAGGTCGTCGATCGAGGCCTTCTTGGCCGCCTTGCGCGGCGGCGCCGTGGGCGCTCGGCCGACGAGGTCCTCGGCCAGGTCGAGGATGCGGGCGAAGTCGCCCTGCACGTCCACGCCGAAGTGAGCGCCGATCAGGTGGAACACATCGCCGCCGGAGCCTTCGGCACGGTCGGTCCACAGTCCCGCCTTGTCCCCAATGAGCACGACCTCCAGGCTGTCCCCCGGGCTGCCGAGCACGTCGCCGATGACGAACTTGCCGCGGCGCTTCTTTCCAGCGGGAAACAGGGTGAACAGCACCGACTCCAGCCTCGCGAGCAGCGCGGCGCGCACGGCCTCGCGGCGTTCGGACGCCGGGATCTCGGGAGCGGGTGCGGTGTCATTGAAGTCCAGCATCCGACTCCTCCTCGTGCCCTGCGTCGGCCGTGAGCAGGGCTTGACGTTCCTCCATCCACGCCATCAGTTCGGAGAGCTTGAAACGCAGCAGCTTGCCCACCCGGTAGTGCGGCAGGCCGAGACGTCGGCGCTCCTTCGCGTGCGTGAGCCAGTAGTGCGGCAGATTGAGCGCCAGTGCCGCCTCGCGTGCGTCGATCAGGCGCTCCCCGAGCACCGGGTGCAGTGGTCTGTCGGTCATGCCGCGGCCCTCCAGCACCGGTCCTGCCACGGGCACATCCGGCACTCGACATGGGTGGGATCGGCGAAGGCGCGTGGAAGCAGTTCGCCCGCCTTGGTGGCCGTGATGACCTTGACCGCCCGGTCGGACATGCGCTGCGCCAGATGGGCGTCGAACGGCACCAGCTCGGCGTGGATCTCCATGGTGTCGGCGTTCACCGCCGTGAACAGGGCCGGGTGCGCGTGCAGTTCGAGATAGGCCTGGTAGAGCGCGACCTGGGCGGCGTAGACGGGCTTGGCGACCGCGAGGCGATGTCTCTCCAACTCGCGCCACGACTTCGCTCCCAAGCACTTGTTCTCCCACAGCGCCGGGTAGCCGCAACCGAACCCCAGGTCGGGCCCGGCGACGAGCACGCCATCGACGTGGCCCTGCAGGCGCCCGTCCAGCGCCGAGAAGCCGAATTGCTCGCCCGCGTCGTCGCGCGTGCGCAGATCGAAGCCCGCCGCGCGCAGCCATCCGACCATGCAGTCCTCGATGAGGTGGCCGCGCTCGAAGACGCGCAGCATGCGACCGTCGGTCTCGCGACCCGGATCGACCGGGGCGTCGGCAACCTCGTATTGCAGCGCGCGCTCGCACGCGGCCCCGAGGCGCGAGGCGCCCAGGTAGGTGCGGCGAGGCTGCGCCGCGCGAGACTGCTGCATCCCGGCATCGATCAGCGCCGTGACCTGACCCGACAGGCTCTTGGAGGCGTTGAAGTCCATCATGGCCGCGCCTCCCTCTGTGCCGCTTTCGGGGCCGCCTTCGGTTCCTCCCACGGCAGGTCGTCCTCGAGATCGGCGAAGGGATCGGACACCGGGTGCTTCAGCCCGCGCACCGGCGGGTACTTGGTCGCCTCGTGGTGCTCGACCATCGCCTCCGTGTAGCAGGTGACGATGGCGTCGATCACCCGCAGGGCCTCGGCCTCGGAGTACGCGCCGAGGGGTTTCTCGAAGCCGATGCGTTCTGCCGCCGCGCCGAAGGCCTTGAGGCACTTCCGCATCGCAGCGAGTTCGACGTCAGACGGATCGATCATCGCGACCTCCCCGAGGGGTGAACGTCCGTCCCGCACCCGCAGCCAGTTGCCGTAGAGCGTGTGAAACGCCTCCTGGCAGCGCTGCGAGCAGAACACCCAGTCGATCGGATAGCGCCGGGCGTCGCCCACCGGATGCCGGAGGTCCGAGTGGCCGTAGCCGCGCGCCTGTCGTTTGCAGACCCAGCACTTCACCGGCCCTCCTCTCACTGCGCCCAGGCCGGCTTGCCCGGCACGGCGGTGCGTTGCGGGGCGGCTGGCGCAGACATCGCACGGGGCGGGGTGAGCGCCGCCGGCGCACCGCTGGAGCCGCTGCCAGGGTTCTTCGGCGGCACGCCCATCAGGCGGGCGTAGTCCGGGTGGTCGGGCTCGACGGCGCTCTTGACGACGTTCTTCAACTCGCCGCGACCGTCCTTCTCGATGTCGATGCGGGCGAGGAACTCGATGCCGTCGAGCTCGTGGAAGCCCTGGATGCGCCGCGCGGCGGCGGCCTGCGGGCTCATGTCCTGGGGATGGACGTTGCGGGCGGAATTGAGCACGGCGCGCACGAAGCTGCGGCCCATCTGGCCCCAGGCCGGGCCCTTCGGGGAATGCAGGCCGATGTTGCTCCAGAGCTTGCGCCGGGCGTACTCGCCCTCCAGCACCACGAACTCGGCGGCGAGATAGACCGATCCCGTCTCGAAGCTCTGGGTAGCGTAGCCGCCCGTCCAGCCCTGCGCCGGGTCGTCGAAGCCCCCGGGCTTGAGGGTCATGCGCACGCGGGCGAGCGTGCCCTTGGGGATGAGGTCGAAGTGCTGCTGCTGTTCGGCGTCGTTGAAATCGCACCAATCGGTCATGGATCACTCCTTGAAGGTGGTTGGGGATGGCGGGATTCGAGTGGCGGCGGCGCACTTGTCGATCAGCGCGCGCAGGTTCGGCGGCTCCAGCAACTCGAGCTGGCCGGAGCGGTCCTTGGCCGGGACGCCGTAGGGGTTCAGCGTGTGGCAGACGAAGGCGCGGTAGGACGAGCCGTCCTCCGCCTTGATCTCGGCCAAGGTGACCACCTCGTCGACGATGCCGGGCAGTTCCGCCGCGGTCTTGGCGCCCTCGATCTGCGGCACGAAGACCTTGCGGTTGAAGTCGTCCAGGCGCTCGTCGAGGATGGCGACGAACACGACGTGCTTGCCGCGCGCGTGCTGCAGGTGGGTCAGCGCCCCGATGAGTTCCGAGCCGAGCAGGCCGTAGGCGCCCCGGGTGTCGGGCTTGCCAGTGCGCTCGCTGTAGGCCTGCGGCTGGGTCTTGGCCCAGACGAGCGCCAGACGGGCGAGCACCGTGATGCTGTCGACGAAGTAGGTGTCGTACTTGGCCAGTTGCGCGGGATCGCCGTAGCGCTCACACACATGCCGGTAATGCGCCTCGGAGTACGGTGCGTCCGCAGGCAGCGCCGGGTTCGGGCCGGCGAGGAACACCACGAGATCGCGGAACTCCGGCCAGGTGGTCGGGCGCACGCAGTCGCCGCGCCAGTCCTTGACGGCCAGATCCCCGGCCTCGAGGTCGACGAACAGGGTCGATCCTTCCGGCAGCGTCTTGAGCTGGCTGGTCTTGCCGATGCCGCTCTTGCCTAGAAGCACGAGCTTCACGCCCTGCTTCTCGGCGAGGCGCTCATCGGCGGTGATGATGGGAAGGGCCATCACGCCACCTCCTTCAGCCGCTCGGCCACCAGAGGGTTCCAGAGGATCTGGTAGCCGCTGTGCCCGTTGCGGGAGTACGGCATCGCCTCGGCCCAGGCCTCGCCGGCCTCGGTCAGTTCCCACTCGTCGCGTTCGTTGCGCAACTGCAGGCCGTGCGCGGCCAGACGCTGGTTGGTGGCCTTGGCCGACAGGCCGAGCAGCCTGCCGAGCTGGGTGGCGTTGAGCGAGCAGATCGCCTCGTTCGCCGCAGTGTCCCGTGCAGGAAGGGCGCGGCGCAGCGTCTCGACCGCCAAGCCCGTGTTCTCCTGGATGCAGGTGAGCGTGGCCGCCATCGCGATGCCGGGTTTGACCCCCGGCACCTTGGCCACGGCCTCGCCGATCAGCAGCAGAGCGGCGACGCGGTCCTGGGTGGGTGCCGGCAGGGTCGGGCGTGCACTTGGCGCCGTGTAGCTGCCCGTCTTGCGGATCGCCGGCAGCACCTCGTGTGTCACCCAGCGCTTGAAGTGCTTGGCCTCGCGCTTGCGGCTACCCAGCACCAGGCTGTAGAGGCCGGGCTCGTTGACGACGTTGACCTGGTCATTGCCGCGCGAGATGCCCTGAATCGAGATCAGGGCTTGCTCGTCAGGGTCCAGTCGCGCCAAGGCGCGGGTGGTGTTCGGCAGTTCAAGAACCGCGCACACATCCGCCGCGACGAACCACGGTTCGCCTTGGGCATCCGTGACGACCCGGACCGGACGGCCTTCGAAATCAAACGGGATCAGTTCGGTGCTCATGGATCACTCCTCCGAGACGAGGGCCAGCCGGAACGTGGGCTTGCCGGGCTTGACGGTGCGGGCGGCCTCGAACCCGGCGCGCAAGGCGGGCGGCCAGTTGTTGAAACGGGACTCGGAAACCGAGAACTCGACGTCCAGGTAGTCCTCGACCTTCTCGCCGGCGGCGGCGATGCGCCGGGCGATGGCGGCCAGTTGCGCCTGGTCCCAGGACACGCGCTTCGGGACATCGATCGTCACGCGAAGCAGCCCGTCCTTCAGGTGCACGACGCCGAAGTCCTTGCCCGCCTCGAGGCGTGCAGCACGGGCCTGCTCGCCGTAGGCGGCCTCCAGCGCGGCGTCGAACTTCGCGCGGGCCTGCTTGAGCCAGGCGAGCGCTTCGTCCAGGTGGCGGCTGATCTCCGCCTTCTGGGCGGGCGGAAGCGCGGCGAGCTGGCCGACGGACATCGCGGCGATGTCGGCGGGGTAGAGGGTCAAATCGCTCATCGCATCCCCCTTCAGCGCGCCGCGCGCTCGGAGGTCGAGTCGTGCAGGGCGCCACGCTCGAACTCGATGACCGACTCCAGGGGGTAGCTGACGCGCTTGGACAGCTTCAGGTAGCGCGGGCCACGCCCTTCGCTGCGCCAGCGCTGCAGGGTCTTGGGGCTCAGGCCCCAGCGCTGCGCGAGTTCGTTCTCGTTGAGGACCCGACGGTCGCCGGGAGACAGGCTGTTGATCGCATCGACCGGCGACCGGGTGATGGTGCTTGCCGTTGTCGGCATGGAAGCCTCCTATGACGCTGTTGAGGAACAGGTGTCATTGCAGGCTTCGGGTGGCGAACCTTGGAGGGACCGAATGGCGAACCACGCGGGAACTTCGGGTTCGCCAAAGTTCTCGCCGATACGAAAACGGCGGGCACAAGGCCCGCCGTCATGGTCGAGGATCAGTCAAGGACGGCTGTGCGTCACTCCGCCTGCAAGGCGGCGATCAAGGGGCAGCGCACCCGGCCGCGAATGGCATTGCAGCGCTGCACGAGCTCGGACAGCGCCGCTTCGATGCGCTGCAGGTCAGCCAGTCGTTCGCGAACGTCAACGAGTTTGCGCTGAGCCTGCGCACGCGCCTCGGCGCAGTGCGATCCGTCCTCGAGCTTGAGCAGTTCGGACACCTCGTCGAGACTGAAGCCCAGCCGCTGTGCCGACTTGATGAAGCGGACGCGGCCAAGCTCGTCGGCGCCGTAACGGCGGATACTTCCCTGCGGCCGATCTGGTTCGGGCAACAGCCCCTTGCGCTGGTAGAAGCGGATGGTTTCGACATTGACGCCAGCCGCGCGCGCCAGCGCGCCGATCGTCATCGCCTCGATCTCGGGCGTGCTGTTCATGGTCTTGACTCCGTACTTAAGTACGGAAGTAAGCTTACTCCATGAAACCAGACACCCCAACTGCGCAAGGCAGTACCGGAGGCGGCCGTGCGGCGCTCGCGGCCGGATTCGTCTCGGCCATCCTCGCATCGACCTGCTGCCTCGGGCCATTGGTGCTGATCACGCTGGGCTTCTCAGGGGCATGGATCAGCAACCTGACGGCCCTCGAACCCTACCGCCCGATCTTCATCGGCGCGGCCCTCGTCGCGTTGTTCCTCGCCGGGCGACGCATATGGGCGAAAGCCCCGGCGTGCGAACCCGGACAGGCCTGCGCGGTGCCGTCGGTTCGGCGCGGCTACGAGCTGCTGTTCGGGATCGTGGTCGCCCTGGTGATCGTGGCGCTCGGCTTCCCGCTGGTCGCGCCCTGGTTTTACTGAACGGAGGTTTTATGAAGAGATTGCTTGGTTTTCCGATGCTGACGCTCGCCCTGATCGTGAGCGTGCCAGTCATCGCCGCGACAAAGACCGTCACCCTGTCAGTGCCGGGCATGAACTGCGCCGCCTGCCCGATTACGGTCAAGAAGGCGCTCGGCAAGGTGCCGGGCGTGGCCAAGACGGACGTGAACCTCGACAAACGACAGGCGACCGTGACGTTCGACGACGCGCGGGCGAATGTAGAGGCGCTGACGCGGGCGACCCAGGATGCTGGCTACCCCTCGACGGTGGTCGGGAGCGTGAAGTGACTGCCGTCGTTCTGGAATCGACGTTGACTTGTCCGGAGTGCGGTCACACCAAGACCGAGACCATGCCTACCGATGCCTGCCAGTGGTTCTATGAGTGCGAGGCCTGCCACGCCATACTCAAGCCCAAGCCCGGGGACTGCTGCGTCTATTGCTCCTACGGCACTGTGCCGTGCCCACCAATCCAGGAGCGTGGCAGAGGTAGTTGTTGCGCCAGCTGAGCGCCAGTCTCAAGCTGAAGGAAAGCCCAGCAGCCGACGCTGCTCGCCCCAGTCGCGAGGCAGCAGGTCTTGGCGGCCACGCAGCGTGTGCAGATTCAGATGCCGGGGCTGGCGTCCGTCCAGGATGGCCTCGACGATGTCGGGGGCCAAGAGGGTCAGGCGCAGCACCTCGGCCACCCAGCCGGGCTCCAACTTCAGGGCGCGGGCCAGGTCGGTCGTCGTGGGATAGCGCCCCTCCTCGAGCAGCCGCTTCCAGTAGAAGGCCTTGCCGAGCGTCTTGATCATCGGCGCATCCAGGCCGCCCGCGGTCGCAGCGGCGGACTCGGGCGTCGGCGGGATCAGGAGCTTGCGGTTCTGGCGGCGCTTGATCGTCAGCGGCACCAGCGTGACGCGCTGGCCATCGCTGACGTAGCTGCGGGCATCGGTTCCGACCTCGACGCGGATAGCGCGCTTGCGCGGGTTCGTCGTGGTGCTCATGCCGGTGTTTCCTCGGTCTGTGCGCTGGATTCCTCGACCAGCGGATGCGCGCCGATCTCGGGCCCCAATCCCAGCCAGCCGTCCTCGCGCCAGAGGATGTCGAGTCCGTGCTCATGCAGTTGGACCCGCTCGATCAGCAGCCGCGCGATGCGTTGCTGCTCGGCCGGGAACAACTGCGCCCACACGTCGCCGATGCGTCGCATCGCCACCACCACCTGCGCTTCATCGAGGGCAGCACCGGCCGGGTGGCGCTGGCACGCCCGCCAGGTGCCGATCAGCACCTCCGGCGCCGAGAGCGCCGCGTGGATCTGCGTCAACACCGCGTTCTCGATCTCGGCCGCGGGCAGATGCCCGACGTCCGGGGCGTCCGGCGCCAGGCTCGCGCCCGCGTTGCGGCGCTTGTGCAGGTAGGGGACGTAGTAGCGGTAGGTGCGTCCGCTCTTCTTCTTGACGAAGGTGTGCAGCATGCGCTGCCCATCGGGCGCGAACAGCAGCCCCGCGAGCAGGGCCGGATGCTTGGCGCGGTGCTCGCGCGGCGCCTGCTTGCGGCGCGCGATGAAAGCGTGCGCGGCGTCCCACAGGGCTCGTGGCACGATCGCTTCGTGTTGGCCGGGATACCACGTGCCGTGGTTGCGGATCTCACCCAGGTAGATGCGGTTGCGCAGCAGCGCGAAGATGAACTGCTGGTCGATGGGTCGGCCCGTGCGCCGGCGCCCGCCTTGGGTCACCCAGGCCTTGGTGGTGTGCCCCTCGACCGCCATCTCCCG